GACAGACCTGCACAAAGCAGTATTAGAGGCAGGTACGTGTCAAGCTTTGGTCGGCGCATTCATAGACCTCCTTCAAGAAGATTATCCAAAGATTAAAGATAGCAGTTGCTTCTTTGTTGGACCAGATGGTACTCACGTATCACTGTATGAGGGACAAAAGCCTGAGCCTTAAAACCACAAAAGCTCCCGATTAGGGGAGCTTAAGCAGTAGATCAGAACTATCCAGCGAACTAGAGGTACGAGTGGTTACGTACTTAACTCTCTGGGCCTGATGGGTTGAGTTTAGTGGGTTGACTTGTAATAGACAACACCACGGTAGACCAGTTTAGTCATTGGACTAAGCCTCTTAACTTCCTAACGCCCGTTCCATCGTTAGGTTGCCTGCGTCCCGAAAGGGGATGAACGTACGCAGAGGCTATCAGATCTGGTAGTCGTTGCTACATATAGTCTACCACTTAATCAACTGGCCTAAAAGACACCAGGAATGATTTGACCAGTAGTGACATATGCACCAATAGCAGCGATGAAACCAACCATGGCCCATCTACCATTCTGTAATTCTGCTGAATCATTCATTGTTTGTTCAATGCGAGGTTCGATAGGAATAACTTGAGTGTCGTTCATTAGAATTTATACTTAGCCCCAAGTTTTGAGGAGTAAGTATTATCTACATCACCATCATTGGTTTGTAGAGCTAGTTCACCATAGAGATCGAGTTTCTCTGTAGCAGCTACGTTAATGCCAGCCTTACCACTGAATTGAGTATCGTTGTCAGTAGCACCATCATCGTTAATGAAAGCTGGTCCTGCTTGGACATAGTACCCAAAGTTATCTGTTCCAAGATCTCCCTCGTATCCGAGATGAAGGTCTGTTGTTGAGCCTGTAAAGTCAGAGCCTGTGCTTGAGCCATTGTATTCAACGTTTGTATAGAAATCACCAGCAAGGGCAGGAGCTGTGCCTACACCTAGCAGGGCAGCTAGAGCGATTGCGAACTTCATAGTTTGTAATAAAGTAACTTCAGTAGTATAACCTTAAGACTCTTGTAGTGAGTTAAAGGTACTATTACTAAAACTTTAAAGAAAACCCTTTAAAAAGCACTACGGTAGTAACCAGAATAATAAGTGGCACATAACAGGTTTGAAACTTTACGTTCTTCTGGTTACTGTTTAAAAGTTCTTTCTTTTACCTATGGCTTACACCAAGCTAAAGATTTACGGAGCTCTTGAAGGCTTCGTTCCCCATTTCTTTGATGCTCCTACTTACAAAGGAGATCCAACTGATTTTCGTATCAGGGTCAGAGTTTCTGAAGAAGATTCAGAAGAGTTAAGAAACCTTCTCTCTGAAGCTTATGAAGGATGCTGTAACTGGTATCAAAAGCAAACAAACAGTAGAAGATTCTTTGATCAACCTTGGATTGAAAATGAAGATGGTTCTATTACTGTTCGTTTAACAGCTAAACCTAAGTATGAAGAGCATCCATTCCCAGTAGTGGATGGTGATCTTGAACCACTAGATGAAGACCTATCATTGCGAGAGGGCACAACTGTACTAGTTAGTACTGTTCTTATGCCTTACTCTCCTAAGAGTCCTTCAGGTGGTATGAGAATCAGACCTCGTGCTGTTCAAATTATCAGTGCTGTTACTGGTGAAGCTAGAGACAGTGGTGAACTGGATCTTGAGAAAGAGTTCAAGAAAACTGATGGGTTCAAACAGAAGAAACCTAGTGTTAAGAAGAAAGCTACTAAGAAATCTGATAACGTATCAGACGAAGAAGATTTCTAACTAGATGGGCCGACGATTTCACAAGTATGGCAAACGTACTAAAGATGGATTCAGATCGGTCTTTGAATCAGAGGTAGCTAAAGACCTTAACAAATGTGGGATCAATTATGAGTACGAAACTAAAAAGTACGACGTAGTGATCCCACGTTCTTATACTCCTGACTTCATTCTTAGTAATGAAGAAGGGAAAATAAGAGTCATAGAAGTTAAGGGCCAATTTGATCAAGAAGATCGCCGACTCATGCGTATCTTCAAGGAACAACACCCTGATGTAGACATCAGAATGTGTTTCCAAAAGCCACACCAAAAATTAAGTAAGACAGCCAAAATGACTTACGCAATGTGGTGTGACAAACACAATATTCCCTGGTGTCGTGGCCCTCACTTGCCTCACCGCTGGACTCTGTTATAGTTCAAGTGGTAAAGGAAAGGGTTACCAAAAAGGCTCCAGGGAGATCCCCACCTGGAGCTTTTTAAATGTCTGTTATTCATACAGCTTGCCCGTGGTGTGGTTCACGAGATAACCTATCCGTTTGGGACAACGGGAGTCAAAAGTGTTTTACTCCTGGCTGTGATTTTCAAGTATTCTCTGACCCTTCCTCCTTTCCAACAATGACTTCAACTAAACCAACGGGGCAAGAGATTGACCCAATAGTAGGTGAGTACGTAGATATAAAGACACGTTCTATTAAAGCTGATACGTGTCAAAAGGCTGGATACATTAAAGGTATGCACGGTGGTGAACCTGCTTACTTTGCTCCTATCTATAACAACGAAAGGGTTCTTACTGGCTACAAGATTAGAAAGCAAGGTAAGAACTTTTTAATGCACGGTACTAACCCTGACAATAGGTTTCTCTTCCAGGAGAAATGGGGTGGTAACAACAAGCTGCTAGTTATTTTCGAGGGTGAGTATGACGCTCTCTCCTATATACAGGTCAGGGATTGGCCTGCTGTAAGCCTACCTAATGGTTGTGAATCGGGTAACAAAGTAGTAAGAGCTCAACTATCATGGCTTCTCACGTTCGAGACAGTTATCTTCTGTTATGACGATGATGAGCACGGTAGAAAAGCAGCTCTAAGAGATGTTCAATTACTTCCACCAAGGGTAGGAAAGATTGGAACAATAGCTGGTTTCAAAGATGCTAATGAAGCTCTACAAGCTGGAAACCATAGAGCCATAGTCAATATGGTATTTAATGCTAAAGAATATGAGCCAGATGGGATTGTTTGTGGTAACAAATTAAGACAAGGTGTACTCGAAGATCCCAAAGTCGATAGTGTTGAGTATGGTTATCCCTTTCTAGATGAAAAACTACACGGACTTAGACGCGGAGAACTGGTCACAGTCACAGCTGGAACAGGCCAGGGCAAATCTACATTCGTCAATGAGATTGCCTACCATCTCTCCATTAACCAGGGGGAGCGAGTTGCTGTTATATCGCTTGAGGAAAATAACCTCAGAACTGCACGAAGATTTGTCGGTATTAAGCTTAATCACCCACTACATATTGACCGAGGAGGTTTTACAGATGACCAAATTGAAAAGGCGTTTGATGAGACACTCGGACAAGGGTCCGTCTATTTTTACGACCATTTTGGGTCTCTTGATTCTACCGTTCTGCTTAACCGGATACGTTATTGTGTTAGTGCTTTGGACTGTAGCTTCATTATTTTTGATCACCTTTCGATCCTTGTTTCGGGTATGGACCAAGCTCAAGATGAAAGGAGAGCGATTGATCAAACGATGACCAAACTAAGAAGTATGGTCGAAGAGACTAATTGTGGGATGATCCTTGTGTCACACTTAAGAAGACCATCAGGAGATAAGGGTCATGAAGATGGGCAACAGACGAGTCTTTCTGGGCTTCGCGGTAGTGCAGCTATTGGTCAGCTCTCTGACATTGTCCTTGGCCTTGAACGCAACCAGCAGGCCGACGATAATTCTGAATGTAGAGTCAGGGTGCTCAAGAACCGATTCACTGGTTGGTTGGGAATTGCCGGAAGTGTGAAGTATTACGAAAATACTGGCAGAATGTTACCGCAGGATGATACTGCTGTAATTACGGATGACTTTATTGAACCCGATTTTTGATGTCCACCTTCGACGGATAAACACTCTTAAAGTATCTGCCTTTGCTGCTACTGAAAAAGCAAAGCGCTCCCTTTCTCAATTCTTTAAAACTAATGACTACGTTTATTCCTTTAATAGACCCAGACTCTCTTCCGTGGTCAAATACTGCCATAAGAACGGACTCACGGTGCACATCGATGACGATCTTCGACATAGAAACGAACGCTCTGAAGATTGAGGACATTACAGAAATTCATTGCTGTGCTTTGAACAGTGGTGAAGAGACTGCTTTGTATAAAGATCCAGAGGAGTGGCTACCTATACTAGAAAACTCAACTATCATCGGGCATAACATTTGTCAGTACGATATTCCTGCGATTCAAAAGCTTTACCCAAGATTCAAACCTAAAGGAAAGGTTATAGATACCTTAATCTTGGCTCGAATGTTTTGGTCAGACATATTAGACATAGATTTTAAGAAGAAGTGGGAAACAATGCCTATGAAACTATATGGTAGGCACTCTCTCGAAGCTTATGGATACAGGCTTGGCTTCAATAAGAAACACGCAGATCTTGAAGATTTTTCACAATATTCTGATGAATTAGCAGAAAGATGTATTGGCGATGTTGACGTGACGTGTAAACTTTGGAACAGGCTTCGGCCTAAGGTTGATCGCTATGGAAGGGCGGTTGACCTTGAGATGGAATTTGCCACTCTCATCTCAAAACAGGTTGATACTGGCTTCCATTTTGACGTTAGTGGGGCGTTGAAATTGGAGGCTGATATCACCCAACAATTGCATACTCTCGATGAACGATTGAGACAACGGTTCCCGTTCATTGACGGAGGGCTCTTCACTCCTAAGCGAAACG